CTGTATATGTTTCATCTAATATTCTATCTGCTAAACGAATTGCTTCCATCCAAGTTTTTGAATCTGTAGGTTCGTCTGATTTACCATCACAATACCAACTAAATTGACATTTATACAAAACTGGAACCATATTTCCTTTCCAATTTTCTTCCCATTTTGATTGATATATAACATCGCAAATTGTATTTGGGAATTGACCATCATCAACTCTATTTAGAACTACGTTTGCAACTGCTATTCTACCTGCAAGTGGTTGATTAGCTGCTTCAAAATATATATTTTGTGCTAAACACAATCTTCCTTCGTTTGTTGCCATCGCAGATGCTTTATGTGCAAGTACTAATACGCACATAAATAGCATAAAAAATAGAACCCCTTTCATAAATCCTTTCATTACCATTTCTCCTGATTCACACCACGTGTATTAAATGTTCCGTTTGGTTTTGACTTTTTATAATCATAAGGAACAGATACCGCATAAGGATCAGATAAACCTTTACCTACCCATGTAAAATTATTATAAACTGTTGAAGGATTTACGTGATCTAAATATCTTTCTACACATGTATCGTTTTTATCACAATACAATTCTACTTCTTCATACGTTCCATAAACTAATTCATTATTATTTAATTTTGCTAATTCAATGTTGTTCATCTATTATTTGCAAATACAAACTCTAAAGCTCGTTCTGCTTCTTTTTCTATTGGACGTTTTAAATACCAGTTTCCAGTTTCGCTGTCCAAATCACGAACTATAAACTCAATTTCTTTTGCAGTTATTGGATAACCACGAGATGTTGCATTTCCTGCAATTGAAACCATTATTTGATACATTCCATAGTACCAACCACCTTTTGTTGTTCTTTTATATTCTTCTACTTTACTTTGATTTACGAATGGACAATCTGCATATCCTGTCCATGTATAATTAGTATTTGTTAATCGTTTTTTACGATCTGCAATTATTGCTTCTTTGATTTTAGGAGGAAAATTTGCAAACATTCCTTGATTTGGTTCAACGTAACTATGTTGACTCATAAGATCTGATGGATCCATTATTTCACCATCATGTGAGAATATAAAATTAAAACTATCTTTATATTGTGATGGAACATAATACATTCTACTTAAATCTTTTGTTTGTGCATCTGCAATATCACCGATTTCTTTATTTAAAGCAAACCAAAAATGTTTGATTTCTTGTTTATCAATCCAACGAGTTAAAGGAAATACGAGCCTAAAACGAGGCTTGTCGACACTAGAACTAGCAGTAGAGTAACATACATATTTAAATCTCTCATATTTTTTCTCAATATCTTTTATATCACCGATAAAGTCATCCACATCAACAATACCAAACCCGCCCCAAGCAACCACATTATCGTTAGCACGAGTTGTATTAGGCAAATATGTAGCAGGACTAATAAGAGGTGCTTCAGACTTTGTAGCGTATTTGGATGATTCGGCAAGACGATAGAGGATTCTTTCGAACTCTTCGAAGGACGTGTAGTCCATTCTTTTAGTCGTTTTATTATCATATATACTGTCAAATATCGTTAGGGAATTTTCCATGATTATCTTCGTGATTTGGTGCTTGCCATCCTTCTGGTTTTACGAGATCTGGAAGTCCAAGCGGATTTGGTCTTTCTGGTTTAATACCAACTTCTTTGCTTAAGTTAGCTTTGAGTACTTCATTCCATGCTTTGTTAGCATCAACACCAAACGCATCTAGCGTTCCTATTGCTACTACACAAAGATCTATTAGACCATCTACTATTTCTTCTGCATCTCTGTTTGTAAATGCTGCTTCAGTTTCTCTTAATTCTTCATTAAGAAATTTCAATCTAAACTCGAGATATTTATCTAAAGCTTCTTGATTATTTTGGTTATTGAACATCCACAGTTTTGTTTTAAACTTATATTGCATTTCTGAGATATCTTTTGCCCACTTATCACTCATTACTTAACACCTACTAATTTTGATGGTGGTGTAATTATAGAACTGAATCTTTCTTTATGCGCGTTAATAAAATCATCGATTGGATTTACTATAAACATAACGTGATCCATCGACATAGTAACACCTTTTGTGATATCGCTATATGGCATATAATCTGTTACACCTAACTTACCTTCACCTGTAGGAACCATTATTAATGGATTTTCAAATGAAACTTTCGTGGGATTTTCTTTTAGTTTAGCTTCGTTAACGTCAGCAAGTAATTCTTCACCTGAAACAAGACGGATTAATTTAATCATATTTTTTCCTCGTAAGGGGTATATTATACCACAGTTTTGATGCATTGTACATGCTTTTATCCAAAGAATTCATCTAATGTAGAGATCTCCTTTGAATTCCATCCGATCGCATCTAAAATCGGATCTATTGCGTCTAAGAAAGTTTTCTGAAACTGCAATTCATGATTGATATATTTGTGTAATCCAAATTCTTCGGGAAGATATGATGGAAAACTAATAACATTTTCTTTAATTGGATTTGGGATTCGAAGATATATAAATTTGATCTTCTCACCGTTTTGTATTCTTTCGTATTTTTGTTGTAACGATTTATCTTGTAATTCTTTATTGTACAACAATCCACCACGAACATGAATTGGAGTACCTTTTTTATAGATCAATTCACTATCTTTAAATGCAGAGATTTTAGTGATTCCTCGAGGGAATGCGATTTCTTCTGGTGGAAGTGATCTGAAATATGTTTTAAACTGTGATATCGATTCTTGCACTTTAGCTTCATCACCAGTAACAATAACTTTGAATATTGCTTTTAGTGCTTCACGACATGGACCAGGAGTTGAAGATTTTATAGCTTCAATACCCATAATTTTAAGTTTTGGTGTTGCATATCGAACACCTTCGTTATCGAATACATTTAAGATATAACGTTTTTTAGCTGTCCAAATACCGATATCTGCTATAGCTTCACGTTTCATAACCATTTTATTTTCGATTCCACCGAGAATATTATATAATCTATCGTATGATTTTTCGAGAACTGGTTCGAGTTTATCAGAGCAAACTGTATCTAAGAAATCAATTGGATTATTAGGATTAGTTGCTTGAACTAAATCATCTAAGCATACATACAAACTATCTGTGTCGATTGCAAGAACGTAATCTTTTTGTCTCGAAGGAGTGAGCAATCTGTTGAGATAGGAATTGATCGATATCTCGGACCATCGAATTGTAAGTTGTCCGGTGAGGGTAATAGCTTCGGCGATACGTTGATCAAAGAATCTGAAGTAACGATTACCAAGAGCACCATAAAGACTGTTAAGTAGTAACTTAATAGCCATTTGTTGGTTTTCATTGATTGCAATATCTCGTTCAATCCTATATAATTCTTGTTTATCATCTTTGTTCACCTTCTGTAATTCTGCTTGAGCGTTAAGCATATTCTGTTTTATTGTTACACGCTCATTGTACATACCTTCGATAATAGTAGGTAATATACCTTTTCGTGTTGTGCTGAAATGCTGACCATTTGCAGCGATACATTCAGTTTTAACTCTATCTACATGAATGTTTTGAGATAATACTGAATCTACTGTCACGTTTGGAGAAACTTTACCATCGATAATAGTTTCAGGTGACATATTGTATTGCATAATAATTGAAGGATATAGCGAGTTTAAATCGAAACTAACTACATTCTTGTGCATACCAATTAGAGGATCTTTTACGAAACCACCAGGATATGCAGATTTAATCTTATCTTCCGCAAATGGAATAATAACATTTTTAGCATGCAAATTACGAAAGATTATAGCATCCCATATTGCTGTAGTTCCAAAAGTATCACCGTAGTTTACACCACCACGATATGCCATTGTAACTGCAAGAGTAATAAGACCTAGCTTATCTTCCAATCTATCAACTAATTCTACATCTTTGATATTATAATCAATGAATTTTTGATAATCGAATTTATATAGATCGAATAATCCAGAATGTTCGTCATAGGAAAGTTTACGTTCACCTAAAACCACATGCGCAATATGATCTAATTTATATGTTTCTTGTGGACCGTATGAGTGTCCGAATTTTTTGAATAGCTCGAGATAATCCATTTGTGATATACCTTGAATCTCGTAAGCTTGTTGTTTTCGCTGCATTATCGTAACATCACGTGCATCTACTAATCCCCATGGCGAGAATCTTTTAGCCCAAGCATCATCTAATAATCGAATTGTACGATTGATTAGATATGGCATATCGAAAAATCGTGTGTTCCAACCAGTAATTACATCTGGACAATGCGAATCTGAGGACCAATGTGTGATAAAATCCATGAGAAGTTCTTTCTCCGATACACATTTTTTATAGACCACACGATGATCTTGCATTATAGAGTTAGCAACATCATAGTCACCACAACCCCATACATAGTAAGTATTATCTTTATTGTTTTTAATTGTTATTGCGGTGATTTCGTGAAGAGCATCTTGTGGTTCAGGAAATCCTTGATCTGATGCAACCTCGATATCGATCGAAGTTACGTTAATTGAATTACGTTCGAATTGAATATCTCCAGGGAATGCATCATTAATATACGCAGGAATATGGCGAACGTTACCATATATTTTTCTACCTGCTACATATTTATTTGTATCTGTCCATTCTTTTGCATCGCGCATAGATTCGAAATCTACAGGTGCAACTGGTTTCCCATCGAGTGAGATGTAGTTTGTTTTGTTTGGTGTTGTTACGTATAAAGTAGGTTTATACTTTATTTTTTTACGTACGGGTAATCCGTTTTCATATCCACGATATAAAAGCATATTACCATATCGACTTACATTAGTATAGAAATTGATCGCTTTACTCCATTATTAAATTTTATCACAAGGTATATTATACCATATTTTAGATCACTTGTACATGTTTAAATTCATTGGGGAGAAAATTAATTCTCCCCTTTGAACGTTATAGATAGCTCATAGATGCGAGGTAGATCATTGATGGTGCTAATCCTACTGTGAAGATTAGTATAACAATGAATTCAACCGCGGATCTGATGTCTACTTTGTGCTTACGTATGTAGCCCATAATTAACTCCAGTAAATATTTTTCGAATATCTACCAGTATTTTCGCTAATTGAAAATTTATTCTTGAATAAATCTTTTCTTCGTTGATTTCCCAGTAGATCCTATGTTGATCTTCCTAGGTCGCTTCTCTTCCGGAAGTTCTACTCTTAAATTAATAACGAGTATTCCATCCACGAGTTCTGCGCCGTCGACTACCACAAATTCTGAGATGCGGAAGCTTTTCTCAAATTTGCGTGACGAAATGCCTTTATGCACGAATGCGCGTTCTTCTTCTTTCGTATCACCACTTATCGCTAAGATGCCTTCTTTGACTTCTATGGTTATGTCCTCTTCTGCAAATCCCGCGACGGCAAGTTCAATTAAGAAATTCTCGTCATCGATTTTTACTATGTTATGAGGGGGATAATTATCTCCGGATCTAGCGGAGCCGTGAATACGTTCTAGATCATCGAACAAATGTTCGAATCCCACAAAAAGTGAACGTGGTACATGCATTTTTATATTATTTCTTGTCATATTTTTTCTCCTATTTAAAGCAAGATTAGTATACGGACTCCCTAATGGGACATCCGATTATATTTATACAAGTTTAGTCTTTAGTTTGACTATTACCTATATTATATTTAGGACAAAGTTCCCATAAAGACTTATCTTTAAATGGTATTACCTTGATTTGTCTTAGCGGGGCAATGTCCTTCGCTTCATCGGAATTAATAATAGATACTAATCCCCAATCAGCTAACAATGTAGAAATTGTGTTTCTACGCTGTATATCGTTTTCCATTAGAGTGGAAGGTTTTCCATCTAATAAGAATAATTCTTTGAAGTGCACAATAAAATATCTACCTTGCTTATGCAAAATGTGACATGATTGGAAAAGTTTATTTTCCTTTCTTGATGCTACTCCGATTCGAGTGAGTGTTTCTCTGACTTTTAAAAAATCGTCAGGTTCATTCAATGTAACTTCAAGCATATCGCTTGGAGTCCATTGGTGTATTTGGTTATTTTGATCTTCCACCTTTATAAATCCTATTTTTCAATGTTAGTAATTCATCATTACTGAATAATTTATATACAGATTTAGCCTTTTCATTGCTATAGCCATAATATTCTTTAATGAGTTCTAGGTTTTCCAATTCAGTGGCTTTGAACCATTTTGAAAACCTTTTTCGCTTCTTAACTATATTTATAAAAAAATCGAATTGAAGGCGCGCATCGATGTGATGATTCACGTTCATTTCATTAGCATATAAAACGGTATCAGGAAAGTATGATAGAGATCTATTAACAATAAATGAGTTATATTCTTTTTCTGCGAGATCATCAACCATGATATCTTGTTTTGACATGTTTATTGCTTTAGAATATTCAAATGGATTCATCTTTAACTTCCATTCTATCTTTATAAGCAACCGCATCTTCCATTGAATTAAACAATCTTTCTGAGATAACTATATTTGTTGAATCAAATTTCATTACTCTATATCTCTTTTTATCTCCTTCGAAATGAACTTTTACTATTTGATAACTCATTTAAATTTAACTCCTGCCATTATTTCTGTCATACATGCAACTATATTAAGTTCATGATCTGCAACAAAGGCATTCTTATATTGATAATCTGCTAATATTAATACAACTTGAGGAATAGATTGTGGATCAATATATTCACCCATATTATCGTATACTTTTCTAAACATAGCTGCAGGTTCAGTATCGATATTATCTGCAACCCATTGTCTCATTCCTTTAAAGTTCTTTTCTTTAAGGTGATTCATAAGTATATCAACAGAAACATCTGATAATTGTACCAGTATACCAGTATCTATAACACCACTCGTTGAATATCGCTGCAATTCATTGATTACTTTACGCCAATCTGGCATGTGTTTCATTATCAATTCAGCTAACACTTGTTTATCGTATGATATTCCTTCTTCGGTGAGGATATATTCTGTTCTTGTCATAAACTGTGCTAAGAGCGGTGGCATATCTTTTTTAGCAAGATTAAATTCGATTGTTGTACATCTAGAATGTAGAGGTTCAATAATACGATTTTTAAAATTACATGTAAGAATAAATCTACAATTAGCAGAGAATTCTTCGATAAAACCACGTAAAGCTGGTTGAGTTGATTGAGGATTAAGGTAGTCTGCTTCGTCGAGGATGACTACTTTGTAACCACCTTGTAAGGATACCGACGAAGCAAACTGTTTGATTTTAGTTCTGAGCGTATCTATCCCGCTTTCCTCAGAACCATTAACTAATAAAAAGTCCAAAGCCAATTCATTACAAAGAGCTTTTGCTACAGTTGTTTTACCTAAACCGGGAGTTCCAGTTAGAAGCATATTGTGTAATTCACCGCCTTTAACAATATCTTCGAAAGTTGTCTTGATATTCTCTGGTAATATACAATCTGCAATTAGCTTTGGTCTGTACTTTTCGCACCATAAAAATTCTTTCATTATAGTACTTCCCAACCGAGAACAGTATCTGCAATAAACGATCTCCAAGCTTCTTTGTCTAATGCAAAGGCTGCGATATGCGTAGATTCAGGATTAATAGTTCCTATTTTGGTTAGAACACCATGTGCTTCCAATACGATTGGATTTAGAGTGCATGGCATCACTCTTATACCACCATCATTTATTTTTTCAAAAGTGACAGTGACTGTGCCTTTTTTTAAGGCTTCAATAAGTTTTTGTTTTTCATTACGATCCATAATATGATCTCCATAATATAATTAAAAGATATGGGGGAGCCACCCCCAAATTAGGCTAATCAGTTTAGGAATCTGTTGATTCCGGAGCAACTGTTGGCTCCACAACTTCTGCAGTTGGTACTGCACCTTCAGGAACTTCTTCGCCCTGTTGTGCTGCATTAGCATTAACAAATGCTACGATCCTATTTCTAAGACCACCTACTGCTTCCATTTCTGGACCTTCAAAACCGCCTCTTTTAGAGCAAATATCAATTACTTGCACCATTGTTGCGATATCTTGAAGCGAGAGTTGTACAGTCTCTTCAGCTGCTTGATTTTCTACTTGATCAGTCATTTTTTTCTCCTATCGATAGTAGACTATATTTAGAAAAACCCGCATTGCGGCATTTTTCCACCATATCCTCATAATTTATGAGAATTTCCTTACATGTATATTTATACATGAAATACAGATGATTTCTCTAAAGCAATAAAATATTGCACAGGGAAATCAGCATTTTGCCAAGATGATATTAGTTTCGAAGAAATCGAAAGGAAATAATCACCTTCTAGCACTTTAAGATTTGCAATGTTAATTACAAAACTAAATTCGTTTTTACAATCATTGTTTGAATCAAGATGTAAAGAATAGCTATTTGCAGTAGCATCT